GAAAACGTTTACGGTAAACCGAAGTCCAGTCAGCCCATCGGGAATCCACAGGCCGTAGGGCCATCCAGTTTCGACCAAGCAGCAATGACGAACTGGGAGCGCTCGTTCCGTGAGAAGCCAATAAACAGGCTGCGTTACCTCGATGCGCTGCTGGCACGAACAACCGACCCAGACAACATTGCTCGGATTAAGGATCGGGCGGCTGAGCTTGTGCGAGAGCTCGGCGCTGAGGCTGTGATGAGCGATCCGCACTCTGCCGGCATTGTGTTGCAACTCTGGGGAGCGAGAGGCTATGAGCGACTGGCGGCGCGTGCCAAGGCTGCAGGGACACAACGTGCCGCGGTCGAGCCTGGCATGGTGGCAAATTTGGTTGAGCCGTCTAATCGATGAGGCACGCAGCTCGCCGTGACGCGAACGACGCAGAGATCACGGCTGCGCTACGAGCGGCAGGGTTTCTTGTGCTTGATTTTGGAAAAGCGGGGCAGGGCGTGCCCGACAAGCTCGTCGTGCGAGGCGAGAGGCCGTGGCTCTGCTGGGTCGAGATTAAGACGCCCAAGGGGCGGATACGCGAGACCCAGAAAGCCTTCAAGCGAATCTTTGAACCGAGAGGCGAATACTACGTCGCCCGCGACGCAGAGCTTGCCGTCAGAGATTTGATGGAGCGATACGTTTCCGCGCGCCCTTGAAATGCACAAGGGCAGGCGGTCGGTAGGGATCGACGAACTCGGGCAAGCACGCATACTCGCTTTCGCAAAGCAATCGCACGCGCTCAGCCGGCAGCTCACGCACGTAGTCGCGCAGCACTTCCTGGTCGCCGTACCAGTACGAAAACCGCGGCGGCAGCTGGAGGTAACGATCCTCGAGGATGTCCCAAGCCCGGTAGTTGGGCGTCAGCACCAGGCAGCCGACGATCGGGTACAGCTCGCCGAGCGGCCGGCCGTCGTAATCTCTGAATAGGCCGCCGTGCTGCCGACCGTTAAATGGCATCTCGCAATGGTAGAACCGCTTGATGACGCCAATGTCGACTCCGCGCAGGAGCGTCTCGATGTCGAGCGGCCGTTCGAGGCGCAGGTCGGTGTCGAGGTACGCTGCGGGGTGATCTAGCGCGAGTGCGGCGTTGGCCTCGACCCGCGCGTACATCAGCCGGCCATCGACGGCGCCCTTACACCGTTCGACGCGATCGACGCCCGGCACCTCGTCTGTAAACTCGTCGGTCGTCTGGATGATTGTGGCGTCGGGGTGATGCGCACGAACGGAGCGGACGAGGCCTACCGGCTGCGACAGGTCGGGGCCGACGTGGAAAAACACAAAAGTGGACATTTTGCAAGCGTCTCCTTAAAATGCAATTATGAACACAAAACCCGGCTTGTACGCCAACATTCTCGCTAAACAGCAACGCCAAGCGCGCCAGCGTGCCGAAGGACGCCCCGTCGAACGCACCCGCAAGCCGGGTGACCCGGGCGCGCCGACCGCCGAAGCGTTCCGTAAAAGCGCGGAGACAGCGAAGCCGCCGAAACTTGCAGGCAAGAAACGATGACGGCCGCCTGGACGCGATCCGAAGGCAAGAACCCGAAGGGCGGGCTCAACGCTAAGGGCAGGGCCAGTTACAAGGCCGAAACAGGCGGCACGCTCAAGCCCCCGGTCAAATCGGGCGACAACCCGCGACGCGCGTCGTTCCTGGCTCGGATGGGCAATATGCCGGGGCCGATGGAGAAAGACGGCAAGCCGACCCGGCTCGCGCTCGCCCTCAAGGCGTGGGGCGCTAGCAGCAAGGAAGACGCCAGAGCGAAGGCGAAGGCAATTAGCGCGAGGAACAAGTAATGCCGATGCGGCGCGAGCAAGTGGCGGCGGCGCTGCGGTACTTGCAAGACCAGGACGAGCTGCGCCAGCGCTACGAGCGATTGACGAGCCTTGACGCGCCGAGCAACGAGGATGCTGCGGACGTTGCGGTAGATATCGCGGCAGGGTTTACGCCGCTGCAGTACCCGCAGGCCGCCCGGGACTTCGAGCGCGCCCGCAGGGATGAGGACACCGTCGGAATGATTCTTGCGGCAGCGGCGGGAGTGCCAATTGTAGGCGGCACCGCAAAAGCGATTGGGTCAGTAAGGAAGGCCGGTAAAGTTGCGGAGAGAACAGCACCGGCAAAAAAAACAAGCAGCGCGCGCCCAACCGTAGAAAACGCAAAGCGTGTTGCGTTCCCGGGAGTGTATAGCCGGCCAGATGTTGTTGCGGCTCGGGCAGTTGAAAACACGGCACCAGAAAGCCCACTGCTGCGTCAATTATTTGGTGTGACGCGCGATGAGCTGTACGAGTTGTCGCGGCGAAAGGGAAACGTACCGGGCGTTATCCCTGGCGCCGCGGCAAAGCCAAAGGGGAGCGCGGCCGCAGAGGCCGTAATGACGAAGCGTAATGAGGAGCGATTGCAAAACGTGCTGGAGGAGCTGCGAACAAAAGCCCCCGAAATGTACAAGGGCATGCACGCTTGGTACACGATGGACCCGCAGTACGCGCGCATGGTCGAGTTAATGGGTGAGCCGAAAGCTCGCGAAATGTACGCGCGTTTGAACACGTTTGGCGGGATTGAATCTCCAAACCTGCCGGTGCCAGTGGAGTTTGGTCGAGCAAGCGCAGCAAATTGGTTGGCAGAACAAGATCGTTGGGACGATTGGGTTAAGTACGGCGGGCTTAAAGGAAAGCAGCAACTTTCTTATGTGCCCGAGGACATGCGGCGCATCAAGGGTCGCGTAGGGCATGAGCGCGCGTCGAAATCGCAGTCGAAGTACCTTGCGACAGGTGCGCATGGGATGGATAGCCCGAAGGCGCCGCCGTACATCGAGGCGAGCAGCGTGCCAGAGCTGGGATTTCAAACAGATATTCCGGTGGGGGACGCGCACTGGTCGCGCGGGATCGGTCTAGCAGACACAAGAACTAGCAAGAGCTACGCGGAAAGCGTAAGCACGCCAGAAATTCAGCAATTGGCGCCGTGGTTTCGTGAGAGGGTTGCCGGCGAGATGGGATTGGAGGCGGTGCCAGGTCAAGCAATTTTGTGGGGAGGGTTTGCGCCTTATACCGGCGTAAAGACGGCCGTTGGGGCTCCGAAGCTTGAGCTGCAGGCAATTGAGATGGGAAAAGCGGCGAAGCGGATGGGGGTGTCCCCAGAAACTGCGCGGGATTTAATTTTGATGGGGAAGGGATACGCGGGCGTGGCGGTTCCTGCTGCGTTTGCGGCTGCACTGATGGAGCAGGAGCGGCGAAAGCAAGAGAAAAAAGAGAAGGGGCTGTGAGTAAAAGCCAGAAACTCCTTAACCATAGGATTTGACTGCAATAATTTATGCCACGCACAAAAGGAGCAACCAACAAGTCGACTGCCGCAGCCCGCGAGGCCATTGCGCGGCTCGTCGACGGTAATGCGCACCGCATGTCGCTGTGGCTCGATGAAATACACCGTGAGAAGGGCGCGCAGGCAGCGTGGGATTGCATGATTGATGTGCTTGAGTACCACGTGCCGAAGCTCGCCCGACAAGAGATCACCGGACAAAACAATGAACCGTTGAAGGTGCAAGTGTCGTGGATGGCAACCGAGTAATTTTACGCTACGCACCGCGTAAACCGTTCGTGGGCTTCCACGAGCGCACCCAACGCTGGGCGTGCCTCGTCGCTCACCGCCGCGCCGGCAAGACCGTGGCAGCCGTCAACGACATGATCCGCGCGGCCGTGACGTACCAGGGCGCTCGCGGACTCTTCGCCTACATCGCCCCGTACCGATCCCAAGCGAAAGCCGTCGCGTGGGCCTACTTCAAAGAGTTCGCGGCGCCGATTGCGACGGGCATCAACGAGGCCGAGCTCACGCTGACGCTGCTCAACGGCTCGCAGATACGCCTTTATGGCGCGGACAATAGCGATGCGATGCGCGGCCTCGGGTTCGCCGGCGTCTACATGGACGAGTTCGGCGACTTTCGCCCGAGCGTCTGGGGCAACGTCATCCGGCCGGCGCTCGCCGACAAACAAGGCTGGGCGGTGTTTGGCGGCACGCCTCGGGGCAAGAACCAATTCTGGGACATCTTCGAGACTGCCAAGCGCGCGACCGACGAATGGTTCCTGCTGCGCCTGCCCGCCAGCGAAAGCGGACTGCTGCCGCCGGAGGAGCTTGCTGCGAGCCGTGCGCAGCTCCTCGAAGATCAGTACCTGCAAGAGTTCGAGTGCTCATTTGAGGCAGCCTTGGTCGGCGCATTCTACGGGCGCGAGCTGCGGGAGCTGACCGAGGCGGGGCGCGTCACGACCGTGGCGCACGATCCGGCGCTTCCGACCTACACCGCCTGGGACCTGGGGTTCCGTGACGACACCGCGATCTGGTTCTACCAGCTCGCGCGGAACGAGGTGCGCGTCATCGACCACTACGCCATCTCGGGCGCCGACATCCACACGATCGCCGAGGTCGTACGCAAGAAAGGCTACAAGTACGCGCGGCATTACTTGCCGCACGACGCTCGGGCGCGGAGCCTGCAGACGGGCCGCAGCATCGTCGAGCAGCTCGCGGCGCAGCTGGAGCTCGGCAAGCTTGCGGTGGTGGTGGACATCGGCGTGCAAAGCGGCATCCAGGCAGTGCGTCAGATGTTGCCCCGAGTATGGTTCGACGCAGAGCGCTGCCGCGACGGCATCGAGGCGCTGCGGCAATACCAGCGCGAGTATGACGAGGACAAGAAGGCCTACCGTCAGCAGCCGCGGCACGACTGGACGAGCCACTCGGCCGACGCCTTTCGCATGTTGGCAGTGAGCTTCCAAGAGCCGACCGATCCACCTGCGGCACCCGAAGCCAAGCCGCTGATGGTGGGCAAAGACAACACCGTCACGCTGAATGAGATGTGGACGGTGCACGACAAATTTACAAGCAGGAGAGCACGACTATGAGCGGTGTTAACAATCCCTACCGTTACTTTTACGAGACCGTGGCGGCAAGCCAGACTGCGCAGGTGCTCGGCACGAACGGCGCAGTGGGCGACTACCTGCACCGCATCATCGCGGTGGTAACAACAGCGGCAACGAGCACGGTCTCAATCCTCGACGACACGACGTCGATTTCGCTGGTGCCGGCAACGACTGTCGCAGGCACGTACAGCCTCGAACTCAACCTCCGCAGCAAAGAGGGGCCGTGGAAGGTCACGACGGGCGCGGGCGTGTCGGTCATCGCCGTCGGCATTTTCTCGGCATAAGATGGACGCACAACCGCAGCTTGAGCGCTACCTCAAGATCGTTGCCGCTTACGACAACGAGTTTGCTAAGTGGCAGGCGCGCACGAAAAAGATCATTAAACGCTACCGCGACGACTCGCGCGGGCAGGGCGGCAATGAAGCCGCTCGGTTTAATATCCTCTGGAGTAACATTCAGACACTCAAGCCCGCCGTCTACGCCAAGCTCCCGAAGGCCGACATCACGCGCAGGTTCGGCGACAGCGACCAGGTCGGCCGCGTGGCCGGGCAGCTGCTAGAGCGCGCCATCGACTTTGAGATCGAGCACTACTCTGATTTTCGCAGCACGATGACGTACTGCGTTGAGGATCGGTTCTTGGGCGGCCGCGGCACTGCGTGGTGCCGGTACGAGCCGCATGTCTCGCCCATTGGCATTGAGGACGACGGCGTCAGCGTGACGAGCACCATCGAGCAGGGCGAGGGCGCACCCCCGCAGCTTGAACGCATCGAATACGAGTGCGCGCCGGTCGACTACGTGCATTGGAAAGATTTTGGGCACAGCCAGGGCCGCACATGGGAAGAGGTCACCTGCGTCTGGCGCTGGGTGTATATGACCCGCGAGGCGCTTGCAGAGCGCTTTGGGGACGAGGCTGCGCGCAGGATACCCCTCGACCAAGGGCCAGAGCCGCTGAACGCCTATAACGAAGCGAAGCGCGCCTACAACCGCGCCAAAATCTGTGAGCTCTGGGACAAAGAGACCG